TTCCTGTTACTTTATCTACTTTATCAGTTACGTCATTCCATGTGTTTTTTTCAACATCAGATACCAAACGATGTGTTGCATCGTCAGATAGATCTGATAATGCAGATGGTATAGTTGGCTTATGCAATATTTCTGCGTCGCCTTCCGTAGCATTCCAATCAGCATTAACATTCGGATCTGCTTCGTTCCATTTTTCTTTTTCATTTTCTGTAACAGTTTGATGATCTGCATCTTCGGATAGATCTGATAATGCCGAAGCTATCACGGGGAAATTGAACACAGTTCCATTGATAGCTGTAAGAGTAACAACTTTGGTATCTTCATTTAATGTTGCAGAAACAAATGCTTTATTGTAATCAATAAGCGTTTGCGGTATTTGATTATTTATTCCAATTGGTATCGCAGATGCTACGGGTAATTTAATTGTGTTGACCGTTGAAAATCCTATATCATCAATACCTAAGTATACCCTGACGGGTAACGATTCTTTGCACATTTGTAAAATACTCGATGGTATAGGATACGGTATCAGTACATTTTCAGTATTTTTCTCCATAAAAATATATGGATAGTATATATGACCTGCCGAATCTTTAATAGGTATTTCAAAAGTAAGTCTTACGAAATAATTTTCAAAGCCTTCTGGTAAAGTAACTGTAATGTCACAATATTCTTGATCTAGTTGCGTTAACGGGCTTTCCGTAGATATACTCAATACATGAGTTGTGGCATTCACAGTTAAAGCAATATGATCCATAAATAGTGATGGCTCTTCATATTTAAAAATGTAATGATTAAAAAAGAAAAAGGGCTTACGCCCTTAAGATGTTTAAGCCGATCCCCATACGGCGTACAATGTGACACCATCGGAAGTCACTGCGATGGTATCTCCTGCAACGTATTTCGCGACCACTGCACTATCTGTAGTCGCCCATCCCAAGAATGTATGACCTGTATATGTTGGGGCGGTTGCCGAAACAGTGAACACCGATGTTCCTGAGATGTTGATGGACGATACCGCAGAAGGTTCTCCTGTTCCGCCATTATCATCGTAGGTAAGTGTCTGTGCTGAGATCTTGTACAAGGCGATAGCTTCTGCTCTGGTAGGCGCAGGCGGGATCATCTTGTTCATGCTGATGATAACACCAGCCAAACTTGTATCCTGCACTACATCGGCAGTACCGATGTATGCGGTAAGTCCTGTTACCGCATCTGTGTACTTGCCTCCACTGGCTACATCTGTAAAAGCCCCCAATACCCCATTGGTAAAGGATGCCTCTTTAAGACTTGCCCCTGCTCCTACGAAAGCTATGCTTTCTCCTCTGTTCAGTACCGCTTTCTGTGTTGAATCCAAATCTGTACTTGCGAGGTACAGCATTGTAGATGCCTGCTCATATTGTGCCATTCTTATCACCTCCTCGTGTTAATTGCGTACATCTGATCTTTTCTAAGAACTCCGCCACCCATTCTGCTCCATGTACTGTACTCTACGATACCAGCTTTCTTCTGGGTATATGGATCCTCAAGGGTCTCCATTCCACCGTTTCTGGCAACTGCGTATGTATCTGGGAGTGAACCGAACAGAATTGATTTGGTAGTCTTGGGAACTGCGTTTGCAATATCAACGACGCTATCGAAATCAGGAAGCTCTGGGACAACTCTGATCGGGAATCCTTCCAGCATGTCAACTCCGTCTTTATCGAGAGTGATGTTGAAAGCATTACGACCTGAGGTATCTTCCATGCACCTGATGTATGTTCTGGTCTTGTTGTTCATGTACCATGCATAAGAAGCTCTGTTGACAACAGGCAGTTTTGCTGTTACCATTATCAAGGCCTTCCAAGCTCCTGACGCAGTAAGATCCACATTTGCTACAGGAATGTCACTTGCCTTAGTGAGAAGACCTTCTGGTGACTTTGCTCCAGTACCGTAAAGGATACCATTATTCTCAGAGATCACAAACTTCTTTCCAAGCTGTGTGGTGAACTCTGACCTGATGTCTATGTCTGCATCGGAAAGCATTTCTCTGGTATAGGAAACATTGGCGAACATTTTGTTGACCATGATTTTCTTAGTACCGAATTTAATACTGGAACTGTTGTTTCCTACCTCTTCCTCTCCGACCCATCCACAAGATGCTCCGCCTATCTCATAGGGGATCTCGATAGTGTTACGTGATGTGGTGTAAAGCTTACAGTACTGAGAAACAGCACTGGAATCGTCGATGATCCTCATGATCTCTGACTGCACGTCCACTGGAACGAAGTATCCACCTTCAGGCCCTTTGTGAACGCTCTGGTTTGCAGAGAACTTCACATTGTCTGGAATGCTTATTGATCCAGCTTTCATTGAAGAGAAGAATGCATCGCTGTATGCCTTGTTCATAGCTTTTACTGGATCTGCTGTAGGAGATCCTTTGGTCGAATTGGCTTCGATCTTTCCAACTATGTCAACTATTTTCGCGAACTCTTCTCTTGAGATCTTATTTTCCTTATAGAAGTCTATGACCTCTTTCATTTGCTTGGACTGTGTTTGCACATCGCCCAGCAACTTTTCAAATTCTTCTTGTTCCATTTTTTACCCCTTCATTGCGTTAGCAAGATCTCTTATCTGTTTTGAGAAATCTTTTGTCGTATCAGTTGCAGTAATCTCCGTTTGTTTAGAAAAGAAAGCACCCATCATATACGCTGGAACGTTTCCTGCGGTAATGGATTCTTTTTGTTCAGAAACAAGTCTATTGAAAATAGCGGATTGTTCTGCATCCAAATCTTTGATCTTCATAGCTCCACCTGCTTTAAATTCGCTTGCCGTAGCATTTGCATCTGCTGGGAATGGAGTATAAGATCCCTCATAGGCTTCCATTTCGGTCACTTCAAAAAGACCAGTTTCCTCGTTGTATTCCCCATCGTGGATAAATGCCCCTGCTGAAAAACCATTGAAGTCCCCACTTACGAGATTAGCATACTTCTCTTTACCTATCTCGGTATTGAGATTATACTGCCCACGCATTTCAAGACCTTTCTTTCCATCCTTAACAAACATGTGACCTAGCGGTGTGCAAGGTACATGCCCGAACATTGAAGAGCCTCCGTCCTCGTGATTCCACATGAACGGGATCTTCTTTTCTTCGGCATGAAATTTATGGTAGCACCCGTGCTTAATGTGGAAGCCATTAGCTTCGATGTCGTAATTCATCAGGGTCCCTGTGAACTTGCCATCGGCTTCGGTTTCTATATCCTCCACTTTCGAGAAGAATACAACTTTAGGCGTACTCATGTGGTCATCAACTCCGTAGATTTATTTAAATATTCTTATAAATATAACTTATATTAAAGGCAGGATCACTCTGCCTTGGAAGATTCAGGGTCTTTGTTTGTTTTCTCCTCTGAATCTTCCTCCTGTTTATTATTCGGGTCTTCTTTAGTATCCGCAGTTGGCTTGGTTGTAGATTGTACTCCTTTTATGGCGTTCTCCAAAGTTGTAGTTCCTCCGCTTACAAGGATCACATTTCCATCCGTCTTTTCCAATTCGCTTACTGGTGAATATCCCATCTGCTCACGCTTCTCATTCACAGTTAAGAATTGTACCGTTGACAATGCAGTGTACTTTGCCATTTCATTTCCTTTCAGATCTTTAATATCATCTTCATTGAACGTCATTTCTCCAATGTCCGAGAAGCATTCCTCGCTCAACAAAGATTGCGAAAGCGCATCGAATACCAATTTGACATCCGAGAGCACGCTTTCCTGAGCGAACGCCATATTGGCTTCTGTAGCATTGGCATATGTTTTGTTCTCACCGTCTCCAGCTTTTTCAGGCGGAGTAGCTCCAGCATTGCATGTCTCTCTGAGAGTTGTCTTCTTTCCCGATTGGAAATCGAAGTCAGATACCGAAGTATTGATCTCTGAAATATCGTTTCCGCCGTCCAATACCCATGTTTTACCTGAGTTGTCTGCTCCAGATTGTAAAGTTATCTCGTCCAATATCTCGTCGACCTCACCATCTGATAAAGTAGAATCTTTAGGGATCATATATTTCAACGATGGGCGAGATTCTTTAAGCAATACCGATCTATTACGAATGTCGATAAGATTTGACATTTCGATAGCGGTCTTAGCTGGAGTGAGAAATGATACTCCTTCTGTTGGATCCAATGGGCTGTAGGTATGGATATATATCATATCCTCTACCTCTACACGGATATTGTTCGTTCCTATTTCGTAATGGTCTATAGGGTTATCCAGATCGAAAGGAGTGGTTTTAACGATCCTTACATCTTTAGAGCTATAGGCATATAAGTATTCAACCTTGTAAGAAGATTTTACTTTACGAATGAACACCTTACCATTGAGGATAAGCGGAAAATAAACTTTGGTCATGAATGATTTATACGTATCATTAGGATTAGGTCTTCCCAAAAGCCTATACAACGGATGGGTATCCAAAGCATCATTCCCACTGTTCTTTTTCAGCAATGGCCTGACAGATGAAGCATCGTTCACACGAAGATTCACTATACGGTATACTGTAGTGTTCGCTAAGTATCCATTTGTGAATTGGCTTTCTATATCATTGTTAATATTGACATCGGTCTCCAAAAAATTCTGAATACCGCGCCTTACCATTTCCAATTGGAAACGATGCTCTTTATTATTACTTTTCTTTTTAAATATCTTCATACGCACCAGCACCTATTCTTACGCTTGTTCGGACCTGCTAGGCAATTAAACGCATGTGCCCCTGCATCCACCATATCGTCGTGTTTGGCAAATGGAAATTCGCATAATTGCTTTAGGTATACTTCATTCCAACGACCTCTTAATAAATGAACTCTTCCCTGATTGCAAGCCAAAGCGTAAGGACCTGCTCTCTGAGCTTTGGATTCTCCCTTCTTAGGTTTTATCTTTAGCACTCCATATTGTTCATATAATTTTTCCATATCTTCTATCAATATCACAGATGCAGATCCACCTTCCTGCTCAACTCCTATTCTGCATTTATCTATTTTTACATACATGTCAATTGCACCTTTCGCGCCTTTAGGGTCAGAATTTGCGTTATAGATATCCAACACGATATAATGCCCATTGGTGTATTTCGCAAGAAGGAATCCTGTACAGTAATCCCCGCCTTTCATTGCCGAAAGATCCCAAAATCTTATACGTGATTCTTCCACATAATCGGATGGAACTCT